GATTAACCATTGTTTCATGCGCTAGCTCAGGAGTACCTACATAGATACGTAGGCTCCCGTCTGCTAAGGTACTAACTTTATCAATACCTCCTTCAAATACTACTGAATTTTTCATAATATATCTTCATTCATTATATGTATACTTCTTTCTGATTTCTTGTCAAGATAATCAAATCCTTGGCTAGGCCAATAATCATTATCAAGACAATATTTATATATTTCTAGATCTCTGCTATATAGTTCTCTACCTTTATCTAATAGATCGTCACCTATCTGTATAATATTAAGGCTAAATGGTGGACTCTTCTCTATAGCTACAATATAGAACTCCTGAGCTCTTACAGCGTCCATATAGAAGGAAGCCTGCTTATAGTACTTAAACTTCCTTACAGAGCTTGCAAAGCCATAATAAGAGCTATCTTGTGTTGTCTTAAGGTCTACTATAATATCAGCATCTTTATTATATACATCAAGCATACCTCTACATTTTACTCCATGCTCTTCATTTTCCCAAGCTATAATATGCTCTTTAAGTCCATTACTTAACATTAATTTAGCATCAGGATCTCTCATTATCTTTTCTGTCATTTGTTCTATTAAATGATAATCTTGTTCTGATACAACAGTTTTCAGCATATTAGAATTAACAAATTCTGCATAATCTGCTTTACCTTGCTTAGTACGCTTATCAAATTTAGGAGCTATAGCATATGTAGTATTAAATTCTTCTGGCTGCAATACATTCATGTGTAATGCTGATCCAAATTTCATAGCAGGTGTAGATGGTTGTGGATTATCCATAGCAAACCTAAAATATTCTGGTGATTTACCAGTGAGATTATTCAGCATACTGTTAGACACATATTCTGTATCTTGATAGTAGCTGTCATGTGTAAGGTTGTGATTTTCTATTAATTTCATTATTTGACTTTGTAGACATTAAGACCCTCCCGAAGGAGGGCCCCAATGCAATCAAAACAAAAACCATGATTAAACATGGACAAGAAAGTTCTACAAAAGTAGTAAATTATTCTTTTGCTCCCGAATCTTTCTCTTGTTTGTTTTGATTTTCTTTCTCTTTCTTTTCTTTGTTTTTAATATCTTCTTCTAATTGCTTATCTAATTCTCCCATTCTTTTGAGAATATTTTCTGATTCTGGTATTTGAGAACAGTAATCTCTAAGGCTGTCTCTAAATCCATTAATCTCTTCTTCATCAAATTTATCTTTAGCTTCATAATCTTTATGAACCCAGGTAAGTAAAGCCACCTCATGAGATCTTAAAGCTTCTGACATTGCTTTCATTGTTTCAGATATAGGCTTTTCAACTTTATATTGTTTACCCATAATTTTTATTTTTTCTTTTTTACTCTTTAACGCCATATAGTTTTTCTTTAAATTTGTTTTTTGTATAATACTGTTTAAAATATTCTTTTCTAGAATTTAAATCTATTTTACTCTCTTTATCTCTTTTCCCATATCTTTCTGTAAAAATTTTATTGATAGTCGTAACAGTCACATTAAGATTTAAAGCGGCATTCTTTATAGACACGCCTTTACTCTTAATATAAGTCAAGATATTATCTTTTTGATTTTCATTTAGATCGCGAAAATTAATTAGATTTCTTTTAAGTTTTGTCATAATACTTTTATTTTTACTCCTGATCCTTCTTTATTATATTCATATCTCCCAAAACTAGGGATAATACAATCACAATTATCATCTTGAATATAGCCATATTTTACCATTAAGTCTTGAACTGTTTGACAAGGATTTATATAATCAAATTTTCTTCTACTATTTCTTAGAAATGTAAATTCTATTTCGTATGGCATTTCCTTATCTTTTACTAGTTCTTTAAATTTATTTTCATTATTAATCCAATCTTCTTTTGTGCTTTTTATGTAATTCATCACTGTTTTAGAGTGAATCAAATATTTTCCTGTCCATCGTTTTCCGTTCTTACTAGAGGGGACATTTCCTGCTATAAATATCTCTGCCATATTGCAAAGATAATAATAAATTTGAGAGTTTCACCCTTTAGGAATTTGGCGCATTTAAGTCTTAAAGAAATTAATCTACCTGATCCTAGGGATCTGTTATCTCTCTCATTTATATATATTTAGAAAGGCATGTCATCATCGTTAGAACTTGAAGTTATAGAGCTATTAGCCTTACTCCATGCTGCATGTTTTTCACTAAATTCAGACATCTGCTCATCAGTTAGAGTTTGGTTCATGTCATGATTATATGTACACTTTCCTCCTGACTTAGCAGACCATCTGTACTTAGTAGCAGTTCTTATAACAGGCTCTTCATTATCTCTATTGATACCTATATATTCTTCTGATATAAATGTAATCATTAAAGAATTTCCTATAGCTTCGTTCATAGCCTTGCTATCATCACTAAAATCTTTTACTCCTGCATTTACAAGAAAATCTTTAATTTGTTTAGTTTTCCATTCTTGTGTAGATGGCTTGTCTGTTTCTTTAACAGCCCAAAATCTACATCTACCCACTTTACCATTGCTTGTTACAGCGTACTGTATAAATGGTGAGCCTTTGTAGTCTTCTAAATTATCTGAAGTTGTTAAAGCTGTAATTTTACATTCATGAGCACCAGGTGTAATGTATTCTACTTTTTCACCTTTAGCTCTTGTTGTTGTTGTTGTGTTTAAATTAAACGGTAATACACTCATTATTTATTGTTTTTGATTTTCCAGTTAATATACTTAGTTAATGTATCTCCATCAAAGATAATTTTATCTTTCTCAGGAGCATATGGATAGTCTTTACCCTTCCATTGTTTTGTAGTTAAGGTTTGTATCGGTAATCTATATAAGAATCTTCCTATACCCCATGATACACATGCACGTTTAAATGCGTCTGATACATGGCCTTTATCTTTTTCCACCTTAGATTCTGAACCTGTATCTGATTTCCACACCCAGCATTCTCCTGCAAATATTCCTACTTTACAAAATAGCAATCCATTTTCTTCATAAAACATACTTTGCCAGTTTTCAGGACCACATACTTCATCTAATAAGTCTTGACAATCTCTTGCATCTATATACGCTACACAGGTTGTTTTTCCATACTTAGTGGACTGTACACGCCATTTATATGGTAATTCTTTACTTAAATCTTTTAAATTCATTCTGATGTTTCTTTTTGTTTTGTTTTCTTTATTTTTTTCATTTCTGCTAATGCAACTACAAATTTTGCAAATCTTCTTATCATAACAGGCCTACCTTTAAATATTAAAGTAATAGCTATTTCTTTAAATGTAAAAAGTAGCACCTGTCTAACAAGTTTTTTGTCAATTCCTAAATCATAAGCTATTTCACTTATGATAGATTTTATTCTTGATTTGTCTTTTTTCTTCTTGCCCATGCGAGGACAAATATACAGAATTATTCTTTATCTCCAAATATTTGAACAGCTAAATACATTGGCACTACAATAATTCCTGCTATAATTAATGAAAATATAATAGGGCCAAATAAAAAAACTATAAAGCTTATTATAATTGTAAATGTAATAGGATGTTTGCCGATTATATTAAATCTTTTCATAATCTATAAATTTTGTTATTTCACTTTTAAAGCTCAAAGTCACTTCTCCAACTCCTATATTTCTGCCTTTGGCAAATATTATATTCGCAGTACCTTTGCTTTCTTTTCCATCATCATTAAATTCTATCCCATAATATTCAGGGCGATATATAAGCATTACTACATCTGCAGCTTGTTCTATCTCTCCTGATTCTCTAAGATCTGATAATGTTGGTTTACTATTATTACGCATTCCTACACCTCTGTTGAGCTGACTTAATGCTATAATAGTGATATTTAATTCTTTAGCAAGATTCTTTAATGATCTAGCCACTTGACTAACCTCCTGTTCTCTACTACCTGCTTTAGATTTTGCACTAACTAATTGTAAATAATCTACCATAATAAGTTTAGCTGCTTTATTTTTTACATATTCTTTAATTCTATGTATTAAATAACCTAAAGAGGTAATATTACCCTCATCTATAGATAATGGTAGAGATTCAATCTGAGTAATTGTATCATGAATTTTAGCGAGTTCTTTATTATCTAATGTGCCATTTGTAATATATCTATTACTAATACCTGACTCCATAGACGCTAACCTTCTTAATAACTGTATTGCGCTCATTTCATAAGAAAAAATTACAGTAGGTGTATTTGTATATTTAGCAGCATTATAAGCAAGAGCAAGCGCAAAGCTTGTTTTACCCATAGATGATGCACCACCTACTATAATTAGATCTGTAGATTGCCAGCCACCTGTAAATCTATCAATGGCCTGAAATCCAGAAGCTATACCTAATAATCCATCTGTATTCATTCTAACTTCTATATCTTTCATGAAAGTGCTTAACTGAGTATTTAAATCAGCCAATTCTTCAGGCTGACCTATAGATAGTTTAGATAATTCTGTATTTAAACCTCCTATTATAAGCTCAAGTTCATCACGATTAGATAATTTATTACCAACATCTTGAACTATTCCAGTTAATGTACGTTTTTGAAATTCTTCTGTTAAAATACCTATACATGTAATAACTTCTGTAAAGTCAAAAGCTTTATCAGTCATTTGAGATAAATTTAATATAATATCATCGCCTTTAATAAGTTTTGATACTGTTAATATATCTATAACTCTATTCTTGCTTTTTAATTTCTCTATAGCATGATATGTAGATTTATTAAAAGGGAATTCAAATAAATTTTCATGTAATAGCTGACTATATTTATCTATTAGTTCAGGTTTAACAATTAATTTACCAAGTAATGTTTGTTCTATATCGTATGAATCCATAGCAATTTATTTAAGTTAACAAATATATAATTATTCTCCATATTTACGTTTAGCATCTGCTTTTTCTTCCATTGCATTTTCATACATTCTTTCTTCATATTCCCTTTCTTCTTCTGGATATTCAAACCAATTTCCGCATTCATTACAAATATAACCTGTAGCTTCTGTATGTTCTTTACATGCTGGACAAATATCATTATCCGCATACATTTCAACACTACAGCAATCTGCTATAAAGCTGTCTTCATAGCTGCTTCCGCAGCAAATACTTACTTCACTCATTTTATTATTATTTCATTTTTAGTTAACATCCATTGACAATTAGTAGGATTATGACCCAAATCATATAATATTTCTTCTGTCTGACTATCATCCCATTTAATATCTAACTTTGTATAAACATATGTAATGTCTTTTTGAAAATCTAATACTATTAATTTCATGATTGATTGTTTTTAAGCCATTCTAGAGCGTTTAAGACGGCATTATCTGTTTCCTTAGAGTCATACTTGTCATAACCACTAACGTGTGATAGAAGTCCTAATATTACTTTTCTAGCTTCTTTTAGTTCGCTAGCATTTATTTGATTTATTTGAATTTGATGTAAATCTTCAAAGAATATTTTGTTTATTTGTTCTTTATTCATTATATTACTGGTATTGTTCTTAATTCTTTAATTGTAGTACACATTGCCCCACCATCATTACCTTCGTCATCCATTATAGGTGTTATCCAATGCCCATCATCTAATAGTATAGATATTGGCCTTTTATACCACATATTTTCATCCATTTCTTCTGTAGGAATGTATTCTACTTTTGTTATTTTTCTGCCAATTAAATGTTTAGCAATTTTATCTGTCCAATATTGTTCTACTGTTTTCCCTTCAATTTTATATTTTTTCATTTTATTATTTTTATTTATTAATAAGTAGAAAAAGGGGGCATTAGCCCCCTCGTCTCTATTAGTATGTTTTCAAAAAGTTAAAAGCCTTTTCGTTCATTTTTCCACAAGATCCTGTTAATATAGATTCTTGTTGTCCATACTCTCTATTAGGAGATGATTTCATATGTGTAGTATATTTAGTTACACCATTAAATATGCCCCACTTGGTATGTGATATTCTGTCTATTTCAGAATCAATACATGACATAAGGCTGTTTATCATATTTTCTTTTCTAGTAGATAGTTTTTTTTCTAAGCTCCAAACTTTATCTGTTTCAGCTAAATAGTTAACTAAATCACTTATAAGTTTAGGACTAGCAGATTGTTGAGCAAATTCTTGTAAATCAGCAATTTTATCATACTGATCTGTAAAGTTAATTATATTAGGTAATTCTTTTACTTTATTTTGTATAGATTTT